AGTTAGTATCTTGAATGCTATCAGTAGCAACAAACTCAATACTAGCGTTATCTAAACCAATGTATAGGCGACGCTCGATAGTTGTGTTAATTGCAGCAGTGTTAGTACCCTGTGTAATTACTTGATCATCAGTAAGAATACCTGTTACTCCACCACTAGGAAGACCAATTTCAAGTTTCTTATTAGCAGCATCGTAAGCAAGAACATCAACTGATTCTTGAGAACCACCAATGTTAATTGTTGTAGTTGCTCCAGGAGTAAATGTTCCAACAACTGTATCAACTGTTAATAATATACTATACTTGAATACTTTACCAGCAGCACCAGAAGCAGCAGATACAGCAGCGTCTGCTACAAACTCATGCTCGTTACCTGAACCAGGAGCAGGGAGAACAGCAATTTGGTCAGCACCAGCATCTGTTACAAATACACCAATCGAGTTACCTTTACTACCAGGAGTTCTTGCAGCAAATTCCCAACCGTTAGTACTATCCTCGTAATTTGCTTCATAATCATCAATATTTTTAATTAGTGGAGCAGTACCTGTATTGACACCATTCTTCAATGCAGTAGATGCAACCCTAATTGTTTTAAGAACACCACCGTATGCAAGATACTGTGACGCAGTAAACCAATACTCAAAGTTATAATCGTTAGGCTCTCCGAATACTTCTGCTAAACCTTTTTCAGACGAAATCTGAACTACCTCTTCAACAGGACCTAATTCAAATGGAGCTGCTAATACACCCACATTTGCTGTTGCTAGACTGGTAATAGTGGTCAGGTCTCTTTCCTGAACGACTATACCTGGCGATGATTGATTGGCTGCCATGTTTATAAACTCCGATTAAATCCCGATTTGGTTAGAACTAAGATTATTTATATTTTTGAATCTTCACCTAAAGTCTAGCATGTGCTGTACATCTCCATATTCCGCAATCTCCCATCGCTCACCTTGAGCATCTACAATAACATCTTCCTCTTGTCCGTCATTGATAAACCCAAATGGGGCCATGTCTTGTTCTATTGAATCTCTTTGATCCGCATATATTCTAGCTCTCACATCATTATCGTGCATCTCTTTAAAGTACTCTTGCATAGCCATCCACGCAAACATAACCAAACACATAGCAAGGTCATCATGACATCCGTCTTCTGCTTGAAATGATTGCCCCTTCTGAATAAAGGTAGTCAATTCTGCAATAGTATCATAATCTTTAATGATTAATTTATCATCTTCTATTAATGCTTTAAGGTTAGAGCATCCAACTTGTTTAACAGCAGTACTCATCTTCACACCAAGTTGTGTCTTCTTACCTGAGAATCCCTGCCCAAGTTGTTGCCCTGCTCTACCTCTCATTGCAACCATTAATAAATTTTCATATTCTAAATCGTACTGAACGATGTCTGCTACCTGTCCTCCAATATCATTTACCTCACAGAGTATGTAAGCATTATTATAATTCTTAGCCACATCAACTATAATGTTAGGTAATATGATAGGTTTAATTTCATTATTTTTATATCTCGCAACTAGAGTATACGGTAGTGTAGTTGTATCCATGACACAAAACGCAGAGTAATCCCCACCAATACCACGTGATACATCAACAGTAACAATATAGTTATGATCTTCAACTGTTTGTTCATAAACTGCCAACCCTCTGTTTTCTTTAATAGGATCTTCATAAGGCATGATCCTTAATTTACTAGGAGATATTAAAGTATCAACTGATCCTAAGAACTCACAATCAAACTCAACTCTAAACTGTTGCTCTGAAGTATTCCTAATAGTTTGTTCTTTCCAAACTTCATCTCTACCAGGAACCTGAGACCAATGAACTTCTGTTGGTACATATTCATTTGCTTTACGCTCCGCATCATGCCAGAGTTTGTAAAACATATTCATCCCATGAGGTGTAGAAATAATAATAACTTTTGTTTTTTTACCAGAAGATATAGTAGGATACACAGAACTAAAAAACTGCTCTGCAATATGATTCGGAACGAATGCGAATTCGTCCAAAAATATAATATTGAAGGACATACCCCGAACAGCACTAGCAGAAGTAGAAGCAGCCAAGATTTTACTGCCGTTTTCCAATTCGAGTGAACCCCTGTTCCACTGGAGAATACCCTGTTGCAACCATTTAGGGAGATTCTCATAAGAAAGTTGTAAGCGGCCCAGCATTTCTCTTGCAGTGGCTGCTTTGTTTGCGAGGATTGCGACATTTACATTATCTTTAAAAAGCACATACCACAATAGATATGCAGTAACAATAGTAGACTTACCAGACTGACGAGGAAGTTTTGCTATATTAAATCTATGGTTATGAAACTTCTCAACCATATCTGATTGGAAATCGTACATAGTAAAAGGTATGACACCTTCATCTAGAGAAACAATTTTAATATATTCTCTAATAAAATAAACAGGGTCATCAGCACACTTCAAATACTCTTGTATTTCTTCTTTAGTGAAACTCTGAGCAATGTTTGCTTTTTTTAGGTTGGGATTACCTAAGTATACATCAGTCTGAGTTGCCATTTAGATACCTTGATCTTTAGTTTTTTGAAAAAACTCTTTCATAGATGACTGCAATTGACCTTCATTTTCCTTTGGATCTAGTTTATCATATCCTTTTATCTTTTTCCATTGTCCATACAATGCTTGCATTATCCATGATTGAGAAAGACTCTTAGGTCCATTCTCAAGCAATTCTAGATGCTTTTGGTTACTAGTGTAACTTTTGTATTCTTGTCTCCAATTGGAGTCATCATAAAGTTTGTTTGTCATTTTGAATAAGTAAAGGTCTTGTTCTTAATTTTAGTATCACCATCTGCAGATGTTCTACCTGGTCTCATCTTCCCTACACTAGTAGTAGTTTTATTCTTTGGTCCTTTTCCCATTCCTCCTTTCCTCGTTGCTGATAGTGTACCAGTTTTTTTCGTTTGTGTCAACACAGCATCTTGACCATACTTCTTACCTAAAGCTTTAACTGCTTTCTTGAATTTTCTCTTACCCTTTTTACCAGAGGAAACAATGTGACTACGTTCTTTAACCTTAGTTTCTTTACCAGTATCATCATCTTTCTCAGTCCATCTTCCAGTTGCTTTAGTTGCACCAGGAAGTCCCTTACCTTTTATATCTTTATCTAACTGCTTTGCTCTTGCCTTATTTTCTTTCTTTGATTTGTCACCACGACTTCCAGAGATGACTGCCATCCCACCTTTATCTGATTTAGATTTAATTCTACTCAGACTACTTTCTTCTAGAAATTCCTTAAAAGTCTTCATTATCGACGACACTATTATATGAATATTTATTCTTCTTTATCCTTAACTGAATTCCATGAAGTTCTAAAAGTGAGAGCTTTGTATCAGTCATTTCCTCACTGTAAAAAATAAGAGGTTGTTTAGTACAGTCTCCACTCATTTTTCTTCCTCATCAACTTCTACTATTGTTTTATAATATTCTAATCTTCTCCGAAGAAGAGTTACTTCTTCCTTTAATTGTTCTTTTTCTGTTCTCAGTTCTGCGATTTCTTGTTCGTAGAGGATAATCATTTGTTCCAGTCGAAGGACATCATTTTCAAGATCCCATCGTGGTTTGGGATATGGGTTGGTCATGTTAGGGTTTATGAATAATTATTTACTCATTTAATGTTTGCTTTACGATCTTCTTCTAATCTCAATTGCCTCTCAAACTCATATTCAAGTGAGGTAAGATGATCATTTAAGAAGTGCTCATACTCATTACCCTCAATAAGATCATGTAGATGTGCTACATGTTCTAGTGCAAAAACTAATTTGGTTTGATTGTTCATTCTCATTCATCCCAAGCCCTTTTCTTCCAATCCGCATACATCTCACCATAGATCATTCCTTCATCTGCCTTAATATCTCTACCACTAAGAAGTTCTATCTGTTGTTTAGATAAATTACCCTTCATACTCTCAAGATAATCTTTTTCCCAATTAGGGACATCTTTAATGTATTCTTTGGTCATTTCTTTTTCCTCACTGGTACTTCAATTGTCCAAGATGATGATTCTAGTTTAACTAGATCAAAGTTCTTCTTAAACTCCTTCTCTCTTTCTTTCTTTTCCTTCTCCATTGTTAGTTCAATAGTTTCAATACTTCTTTCACCATAATGAGGTTTCTCTGGATGTTGCAAACCCATGTAATCATAGATCGCAGTATCTACCATAAAGTAAAGTGTATCCCATGTTAATGTATCTCTCAAGTTAGATGCAATTCTATCTACATCATTTTCATCAAGAAACTCACCAGTCGCTACTGCTTTTGAGTAATCTTCATATTGAGTTAAAAGTTTTGCTCTAACTTCTACCAACTCATTAAGGTTAATAGTAACCTTTACATCATCATAAATTGCCATCAGATAACCATCCCGTGTTGTTCACGAAGTATTTTTTTATAAGGTCCATCAGGATTTTCATCCCTTACTTCCTTGACAAGTTTTAACTTATCATATAGTGGTGACACTAATGATTCGCCTGTATTTTTACGAGACTTCCATAGTTGTGTCACAATCACTTCTAATTCCTTATCATCAATAGGTAAATCCATTATACAAAAAATGATTCAAGATTTGTAGTTTTCTCAGCACTCCATCCAATAGACTCAAGAATAATCTTAAGAGGTTCAAGGAATGACTTTTCAAATTGTAAGTCATAATCTACATATTTGTCAAGTCCCAATTCTTTAGGGAAGTCCTGAATAAATGAAATAACATTCTCCTGTAGAGTATTTGGTTTCTTTAAGTAACAGAACTTTATCTTCTCACCATTATTAATGAGTGAGTACTTGTTGTCTAACTTATTCTTCTTTATGTAATGATTAAAAAGAAGAGCTCCTCTAGCATGAATAGGAGTTCCTTTTGCATATATTGTAGATGTAGCTTTATACTTATCTACATTAGTACATGTCCTTGGAAAGGCAATCTCTTCTGGAGGAAGAGACTTAAATTTCTTA